GCTTGCAGCTTTGCGGTGCTGGTCGTCGGGTCATTCTCCTGGAACTCGAAATTGGGGTTACCGATGTCGATGCGGACAATGTTGTTATTGGTCTGGCTTTTGGATTTCAACTCCCCGGAGTCTGCGAGCGCTAGATTGCAGGCGGCAACGAACTGCTCTAGCTCTCCAGGCGTGACGGCGGTTAGGGCTTCGGGAGTGTAATCAAGCAAGCTGTCGCCCGGCCAGCGGTAATTCTTACCGGTGTTCGGATGGATGCCACTCGCCACGAACTGCTGGCCTTCCGCCAGCACCTCGATGCAGGCGTCACCGCCGCCGATGTTGTAGATCGACGTTTTTATCTTGGATATCGGTGCCGTGCAGCGATAGACGAAAAGGGTTTTCGGCGCAGCGCCTATCCGTTCCGGCGCGGTTCCGAGCATATCTTCGGTGATGGTGCGAATGATTTCTGCGACCGTCTCCGACAGAACGTCGATGTCCACCGCGATGACGTTGTGCTTGCCGCCGCAGACGACTCCGATGTTCGCGTCGGAGAATTTGTCGAATTGTAGGGCTGCTTCAGGTCTGGTTTGCCAGCCCTTTATCAACGGAATCTTGCCGTTGAGCGGCGTTATGTCCCACCCGTTAGCGGACAATTGTTCTGCAAATTTCTTATAGCGAGACATGTGAGTACCCTTTTATTTCCGAGATGCGGCGAGACCATGCGCTTGAGGTACGCACAGCCTCGCCGTCTCCCGGCGGGAGGGTGGGTACAAAGCATCCCACCCGTCGAGAATTAGAATTCGTCCACAAATTCCTCGACAGCCTCCTCGACCACTGCCTGTTCTTTCAGGCATTCCGGTCGCGGCGCCCACTTTTTGACCGTGAAGATCGGCGCGGATGTGCCGCCCTTTTTGAACTTGATCTCCTCGACATCAGAGAGAGCGGCAACGACTGTCTCGCCGGAGCCACCGTCCTGCTTGACTTCACGCATCAGGTTTACCAGACCAGCCCAGGAACCCGCGCCCGCCTGACTCCATGTGACTGCGCCGTCGTCACCCTTATTCAGCGCCACCCTGACGGAGAAACCTTTCTTCCAGCGTTCCGTTCCGCGATCCGCTGGCTGAGGCACATTAAATCGTGCGGGAGTGTCATTCCAAATCCACTCAGGCGCTACTCCAGGTGTGCCGTCTGAGAAACACCAACCGGTTTTGAGCGTTTTTTCCAGATCGAACGCAACGCCTTTCTTCATCTGTGCGGTAACGTCGGTTCGACCGTCTTCCGTGCGAACGGAGAAAGCGCGAGACGGTATCTCGCCGTCGAGGGTTTCCCGTGCGTGCCAGTTCAGGAATGGTCCGATTGCTTCACTGGACGTATTTCCTTCGTCAAATTCGTAGGTCATTTTCTGGTTTCCTTGTTAGGGTTGTTGATGTGCCCCATGTGAGGCTCTTGCATTGTAACAGGTTGTGAGGCTCAGTCAACCCATCATCTCCCGGCTTTCCAGCCACTCCATCTCGGCGAGACCCACCGCCACAGGGCACGCATCCCATCCGTCACCGAGCCACACCATGCCGCGACCGTTGCACTCTTGGCAGTCCTCGCCACATGCCGCTATCTTAGAGTCCATACAGCTGCTTTCTCACGGCCTCATCCCCACGCCAGTAGAAGCTGTCGGGATTGACCGGAACGATGCTACGCAGAAACTCCTTGTCGCCCAGTCGTAGGAACGCTTCCTGCCGCGTCAGGTGTATTTTGATCTCCGCCATCAGTTCGTCCGGGTCTCCATCTTCCAGCATCGCGACCTTTTTCGGTGTGACGTACAGGAATTTGACTGAGGAATTGCCACTGGCTTTCGCATAGAACGCCCTCTGCCGCTGGTGGCCTTTGGACATCGTTGACGGCATCCGTATGGTAGTTTTCAGATCAACAATCAATCCGTGATCCGGAAAATTGAAATCAGTGAAGCCGATGAAATCGAGTTCCCACCCGTCTCCGCTCGCCTTCATGCTGACCTTATTTTGCTTGCCGTTTTCTGGGAAATCAGGCTTTCCGAACGGCTCCAGAGCCTCGACGGCCAAGCGTGTCATCGGTTCGATGTTGCCGCGTTCCTTGGCTGCGCTGCCGTCGTCGTCAAACATCACCTTGCCGTCGAAATCTCTTAACGCCTTATCGATTGCATTATCGATTTCCAGTTTTCCGGCAATGGTGTCGGAGACAGCATGTTCGACGACTATCCCTCGCCACATCGCGCTGTTGCCACTGCCACGATTGCCGAATAAATATTGAGACACCCAGACGTCGGGCGCTTCGATCCATTTGTTGATGTTGCTGACGCTGCCGTGGTTGATTTTATGATCTGTGAATCCGGTCATGATATTTCCGCCAACAACGCAGCGTACCCGGCCAGATCGACCGCTGAGTCTTGATGGTCGGGGCTTCCGATCAGCCGTGCCAGCTTGTAGCCGATCATCATCATGGCGACATCAGCCGCGCTGATTCCATGCTCTTTTCCTAGCTTCCCCGCCAGGACCACGTTCCATATCGCAGCGATCCGTTCGAAATTTTCTTGAGGCGGTCCATAACTGCCCTCTCTATCTTTGACCGCCGCCTCCGCTGCTGCGAGCGCCTGATACCTGTTCATCTCGATTCTCCCCATTTCGCGATTAAGATTGCTTCGGCTCGTCCATCGTCTTTCTTGCGTGAAAACTCAGATGCGAGGGCCGGAAACAGCCGCGTGGCGACCGCTCTGCTCTCGCTCTTGTCTCGGCCAATGCCGAAATGCTTTTTCCATTTCGATGGACTGACAGGCGTGAACGGAATCTCCATCGTCGCCAACACACCTTTAATGGCGCCGCATCCCTGTCCGAAGTTGAAGGCCGACTGACGACCCATCCCGAAGGAGTTCACAGCTTCCAGAAAAACATGATCCGGAGGAAACTCGCGGAATATGTCCGCCAGCGCCGCTGCATTGACCTCTTTCGAGAAGACCGGCATGTCGTAGACGTAAGCGGTGTCGGCGGAATAAAGCAGTCCGATCGCGCCCGTGAGGCCGACATCGATCCCGGCGATCATTCGAGTAAATCCTGGTAGCTTATTTTAACGCCCATGTCCCGTGCGACGGCGATGATCGTCGCGGTGTGAGCGAACGGCACGTTTCCGCGAGCGAGCCAGTTGCTGACCGCCTGGGGTGATATCCCCAGCAGTGCGGCTGTCTTGCTCGTGCCGCCCAGCGCGGAAACGATGTCTTTCGGCGTCTTCATATTTTCACCTCGCTGTCTCTGTATGTAACCCATAGTGTATTAATGAGGATCATGCAAGCGGAAAAATTATGGGGGGAGGGGTTGACATATGTAACCTAATGTGTATTATGGGGGGTCGCAATATGTTGATTTTTAACAGGAGATGACTAATGCTACATAAAATGATGACGGCGGATGACGAGCGGCGCGAAGAGGTTTGCGCGGTTCTGGCCGATCTGACGGAAGATGTTGGGCGCGTCAGACAGGCCATGGATAAATTGATCTTGGGCACCTACCGCGCCGAGCATGAGTTGCCTGTCGGCACACTTGACGAATTTTGGGATGCAGTAAAGGGAACTCAGGATGAAATCGCCGGGCTGATCGTTCCAGAGGCATAAAGATGACCAAATTTCGTAGCGTAGTGACGATTGGAATTCTGATATTAATGATTGAAATTCTGATATTAATAATCGTCACGGAAGTGATGGTCGGATGCGGACAGGTCACTTATTTTCCAGACCGAACTTGGCGATCAAATGAATGCCTGTTCGTGCCTAATAAAATCAGCTATGGTCAGTGGTGACGCCTCGTAACCTCCCCGTTAGCGCGAATCGCCACGAAGTTCGCTAGCCGAGGCGTTTAACTAAGCGGCGGGTCCCCTGTGCCCACCGCTTTTTTTATACTAACGCCCTCATCCTCGCGATCAGGCGTCCGCTGCGTTCGGGAAGCTGACGCGCCCACTTGGAGTCTGCCATCTCGATTGCGGCCTCGTTATGGTCCCCTGCTTTAACAGCGGCCAGAAACTTCTTGAACCCCGCCAAGCGGCTCGCCCCGAGATTGAACATCATATTCGCGACGATCAATCTGACCTCGTCGGGCAAATCATTGAATTCGGGGAGCAGCCGGATGCAGTCTCGGAAAGTCCACGACATGTCCTGATCGAACAATTCCATGACCCGCTCTTCACTGACCGGTGCGCCGACTTCCATCTCATATTCAGGGTCCGATTTACGACAGAGGTGACCGATCCCCACCGTCTTCAACCCTAGGTGGTCTTCATATACCCTCATCACACAGCCCTCGTCAGCCATGAGTTCCTCACGCAACTGCTCAATCATTTCTTCCGCCTCTCGGTAAAGTAGGGGCTCCGCGTGTTGTCCCTCACATAGCTCGGCCAGAATTCGGGCGCGGCGAGCATTCGTATTTCATGCGTCAGCGCGTCGAGCCGGGCCGTTTCGTCCGGCTCATACCACCCATGACGATGACCGGTTGCTGCCTTTTTCTGGATCAGCGCGGCGGCTTCTC